TTATCCTATGACGGTATTTTCTTTCAGAAGTATTATGTATTGCTCTTTTGTGATTTCCCCCTCTTTTATTAAAGCTTTCAATTTTGGCTTTACTTGCTCAAGAGGAAGAGTTTTGAACCACTTTTTAATCTCTGCAAGACGCTCCTCGGATATACCGCGTATGCCATATTCCGAAACAGACATTCCTGCTGATTTTGCTTTCTTCGTCACTCTATGCCAATCCAACGTTTGACACAGTTTAATTGCAAGCCAAATGCAAAAGCAAGCAGAGATGGCGCCGAGTATACCGCTTAACACGCCGATCATTATTATTGAACTATCGTCTGTTACGGGTATGAGAGCTACTATTGATTTGCTAATAATCTGCATAATGTAGCTGAGTATCATGCATCCAATCCAAATTAAAGCTTTCATCATTTGAATACCTCTTATTCTACAGTATATTGACCCGAAATCACCTTACCGAGGATGCGGATCTGGTTTAGCTGTTCGCCGGTATAGCGGAGGGGTTTGTAGGTCGGGTTCTCGGGGACGAGAGTTATAATGTTGTTTTCTTTATCATAGTATACGCGCTTGACGGTCGCTTCATTATCGATCAGGACCACGGCGATTTCGCCGTCATCGACGGTGTCTTGAGATTTGACGAAGAGGATGTCGCCGTCGAAGATGCGTGCGTTTATCATCGAATCGCCCTTTGCGGTGAGGCAGAAGTCGGCGCGAACATCGGCATCGGCTTCGATATACGTTTCGTGCTCCTCGTTTGCGAATATAGGCTCTCCGCAGGCTACGTTGCCGAGCACGGGGAGTCTTTTCTTTGTGACGGGGCGGAGTTCGGCGAGGATTGAAGAAGCAAGAGAAAAGGCACCGAGGGAGTGCTCAAAGCGAGTCTGCCGGCTCTCGTTAGGATCTTCTTCCCAGCCCATCAGATAAGAAGGGCTTGTGTTTAGTGCTTCAGCAAAACGAACGATTTTGCTTTGAGGAATGTCGTTCTTTCCTAATTCTATTTTATTTATTGTCGATTTGGATTTATATCCCATTCTTGTAGCAAGTTCTTCCTGAGTCAAGCCCAGATCTTTTCTTCTTTGCTGAATTTTCTTTCCTATAGTAGACATAAAATCACCTCCGGATGCCTACATTATATCACGAAATAGATTGCTTGTCAACTTTTTTTGAGAAATTTTCAAAAATATATTGACAATCTACTAATTGCGTGCTATAATATCAGCGAGGTAGATTAATAGTCTACTAAAAGAACAGAGGAAGGAGAAAATAGCAATGACGAATACATCGATGCTTGAACAGGAAATCAATAAGTCGGGATATAAAAGAAGCTATATTGCCGATTTTTTGGGGATTTCTACATACACTTTGTCTATGAAGATAAGAAACGAAACCGAATTCAAGGCAAGTGAAATAGAAAAGCTGTGCAAGATATTAGGTTTTGAAGTAAATACCCGAATGGCTATTTTTTTTGCAAACACGGTAGATTAATAATCTACGCAACAAACTAAAAGGTGTAAAGAAAGGAAGGAAAGGAATGAGCGAAAACGCAAACGAAAGACTTGTACAGCTTGAAAGCTACGCTATGATCTTGCGCGGGCTTATTAGCTATCACAAAAGAATGATGTGTCTGGCTGCGAGTCCTTGTCAATACAGCGAGGTGGGTGAGTGGAAAACTTGCGAGAGGGCGAAGGCTAACAACGGGGAATGCCCCAAGGCAACCGTAATGAACGATTGGTACCTCGGGGCACTCGAAGAGTCTTTAAGGCTTATTAATGACGAAATCGCCGCTCTCAAGAGAATCTAACTGTTCTTGAGCGATCAATTTCGACTTTTTAAGGCATTCCCGACAGGAGGGCGTGTTATGGCAATCATCACAACCGTTTGGCTCGATTTGGCAGTCTTGCTTCCAACGGAGTATGCGACAGTACACGGTTTGTTCCTTCTTATAGATCGGGCAAAAGACTCTGACAGGAATGTAATTCAAAAATTCACCTCCCTTCGCGGAGGATTATACCACGAAATTAATTTATTGTCAAGGAGGGAAGAGATGAAAAAGAAAAAGACCGCCCGTGTTGGCGCACGGAACGGTCGGGGTGCAGGTTAATACACTACGTCTGCACTCCTATTTTACCACAAATAATACTATTTGTCAAGTGAAAGGAGACAAAAATGAAAAACAGAGATTACGGACTTAGCGACGAGCAGGTCGAGGCGGAGATCGCGAGGCTGACGGCTTCGGACGCTGTGAAGCTTGCGAGGTATGAGGAAAAGCTCCGGTACCGCCGCAGGCAGTACCTTTACAAGCTGCGCGACCTTGAGAAGAAGGGTAAGGCACTTATGAAATCGGGTATCACGCGCGACGTGCTTGATGGGCGTTTTGCCGAATGTGACGGGGAGGAGTAAGGGAATGTCAAACGAAACCATTTACGCTATTTACAAGAGCCCCGGACACGAGGCTTACGAGACCTTTGTGCCGAACACTCTCGAGGGGCTGCAGTCGATCGTTGGCGGGTATATTGAAACGGTGACGTTTGCAGCTGATATGGTTGTGATCTGCAACGAGGAGGGAAGACTGCTCGGTCTGCCGCATAACTGCAGCATTTGCGGGGTTGATTTCTGCGGACCGATACTCCTGGTTGGTATCAAGGGCGATAGCTTCTGTGATTATCCGGTTGAGAATTGGGAGCTTACTGTAAAGTTGTTCCCCTCGTTGCTCGACGTGTCAGGCGAGACGGAAGAAGCATAGTATGAAGTAAACCCGGAAGGAGGGTGAACAATGGCTAAGCAGCAGAAGCTTACATATACATTTTACGTTGGCGGTGTGCAGGTCGAAAAGCTCACCCCCGAACAGACGAAAAGAATGGCGGAGAGGATAGGCGAGACTATGAGCCTTTATTATAGCCGTCATCCTGAGGAATATCTGAAATTAAATTTCAAGGAGAAATAAAAATGTACTTATTAATCGACAAAGCGGCGGATTTGGATTTTATGCTCTACGTTGGCTTTTTGGGAGCGATCGTGCTCCTCGGTGTGATCGGTATTACGGCTATTATTGAGGCTGCCGTGGAGAGAAGAGCAGAGAAGCGCCGCAGAGCTTGCAAGCGCTACAACACCGCCGTCAGACCGGCGCGGAGATATTAAATACTTAATTCAAACGAATAAAATTTTAGGAAGGTAATAATTATGAGCTTTACAGTAGTAATCAAAGATAATGAGAATGGCAAGATTTTGTTTGCCTCGGAAAAAACAAAGGCGTTGGTTATTGGCGTCGTTGCAGATGAAGCGTCGACAGACATCCCCGCAACTGCACTTGCAGGATGTTGCTCGAGCCCCGCTGATATGGCTATCGCGATGGGGCTTGCAAGGGAGGCAATCGAGGGTATAGAGAAACAGGATCCTACTATCAAGATGTTGGGACCCGCGACAGATGCATTTCTTTCGGCTGTGAGATCGAACAGAAGCAAAAAGGAGGATTCGGAAAATGACTGATATCAGAATTAAGCGTTTGGCTTTGGAAAATTTCAAATGCCACAGAAATCTCGTTTTAGATTTCAACGGCGGGAATGCCAGCATTTACGGCGACAACGCTACCGGTAAGACGAGCGTATACGACGCGCTGACTTGGCTCTTGTTCGGCAAGGACAGCCACGGCAACGGTGAGAAGAATATTGAGATCAAGCCGCTCGGCGAGGACGGAGAGGTCCGCGATCACAACGCTGTTACGGCGGTTGAAGCTGTCCTTCTTGTGAACGGCGAGGAAGTCACTCTCCGACGCACGTATCAGGAGGTATGGTCTACGAAGCGCGGACGCGGTGAGGCTACATATGACGGTAATACCTCGGAGTATTACGTTGACGGCGTGCCTTGTAAGAAGTACGCCTTTGCCGAGAAGGTAGAGTCTCTTGTAAATGAAGAGACCTTCCGAATGCTTACGAGCGTTTCACACTTCCCGGCAGGAATCTCTTGGCAGGAGAGGCGCGAGGTGCTTTTCCGCGTAGCGAACGTTGCGGGAGACCGCGAGATCATGCTGAATGACGAGAAGTTCTTCCCTCTGATCGAGGGTATGGGCAAGCTCTCGCTCGAGGACTACAAGAAGAAGCTGCTTTCGGACAAGCGATCTTACGTAGGCGCGAAAACCGATATTCCCGCGCGTATCAGCGAATGCCAGAAAACGATCTTGGACGTTGACGGTATGGACTTCGGCGCGGCTCGCGCAAAGATCGAGGCTTTGACTGTCGAAAAGGACGCTCTTGAGGCTGAACTTCTTTCGATCGAGCGCAACACGGCAGCAGAGAACAAGCGAATGGAGATTCGCGAGATACAGCTTGAGCTTACCGCGCTTGATAACGAAAACAAGGCTTACCGTGCAAGTCAGATGGCGAGTGCTCCCGATACTGCGGCTATGAGAATGAACCTTTCGCGCTTGCAGGGACAGCACGCGGCGAAAATGAGAGCGGTTGCAAGCGAGAGAGCTTATATCGAATCGCTTGACCGAGATATAGCCTCTGCACGGTCGCGCTGGATAGCCGTAAACGGCGAGAGTTTCACGGGCGGTAATTGCCCTACTTGCGGACAAACTCTCCCTGCGGCACAGCTCAAGGCTGCTACCGACGGCTTTGAGGCACAGAAGGCAAAACGTCTGCGCGAGATCGAGCAGACCGCGAAAGCCAGCAAGGAAGCAAGAGCGGCGGCTTTAGACCGCATCACTTCCGCACAGGCGGAGATTGCAGAGCTTGAGAGTGCTATTACCAAAGAGGCTGGAATGCTTACGGCAGCGGAGAGCAACGTCGTTCCCCTTGCCGATATCGAGGGATATGCCGAGACGAGGGCGGCGATCGTGGCGCGTATTGACTGTCTTAACATCGAGCTTAAGAACATTATGTCAAGTTCATCCGTCGCATGTTCAAAGTTGATTGGGCAGATAACCGATATCAAGAAGGAGATCGCAAGCTGGAACGTATATCTCGGCAAGGAGTCTTTGCTTGAATACTCCCGCAAGCGCGTCGAGGAGCTTCAGGAGGACGCGAGAAATGCCGCAGAGAAGCTTGACGCTATCGAGGAAGTATTGTTCCTCATTGACGAATACAGCCGCTACAAGACGCAGTTCGTCGAGGACAGCATAAACGGTATGTTCCGTATTGCACGTTTCCGTCTTTTCCGCGAGCAGGCGAACGGCGGCGTTGAGGACCGTTGCGACGTGGTTTACGACGGCGTTCCTTATATAAATATCAACAGCGGCGCGAAGATAAACGTCGGTATTGATATTATCAACACACTTTCCCGCGCTTACGGCGTCACGGTGCCTTTGTTTGTGGATAACGCGGAGAGTGTTACCAATCTTGAGAGATCTGACTGTCAGATCATTCGACTTGTAGTTTCCGAAAACGATAAGAAAATGAGGTGTGATTATGAAAATTAAGGACAGAGCAAAACCGAAGGTGCCGCCGGTAGAACCGGGCGTGTATATGGCTGTATGTGTCGGTGTTATCGACCTCGGAGAACAGTATTCCGAGATGTTCAAGAATTACAGCAACAAGTGTATGATCGTTTGGGAGCTTCCGGGTGAGACCATCGAGATCGACGGTGAGCAGAAGCCGCGCCAGCTTTCAAAGGAATTTACCATTTCAAGCTCCAACAAGAGCAATCTGCGCAAGTTCATTGAGTCTTGGAACGGCAAGAACTATTCCGACGATGAATTTATGGATCTTGACGTATTCGACCAGATCGGAAAGCCTTGTCAGCTTAACGTGGTACTCAACAGCACGGGCGAATATGCCAACGTAGACAACATTATGCCGATTCCCCGAGGATTTCCCGCGCCCACAACGGCTACACCGCCTATCAAGTGGGACCTCCAGCAATGGAACGACGAGGTATTCAAGTCCTTGCCCGAGTGGATTCAGGAGAAGATTAAGAAGTCTACGGAATATCAGAAAGATCACGCACCCGAAACTCCCGTCGAGGTAAAGGCACCGGCGGCAGCAGGAGGGGAGTGTCCTATATGAAATTTGAGTCATTAGCTTCATCTTCGCACGGGAACGCTTACATAGTTTCCGACAGTGATACCCGCATTCTTCTCGAGTGCGGTGTATCACACAAGCAGTTACAGAAGCTGGCGGGGTTCTCTCTCTCGGATATAAAGGCTTGCCTTGTAAGCCACGAGCACAAAGACCACGCCAAGTGTGTGGACGAGCTTATAAGGCGCGGTATGGAGGTCTATATGAGCTACGGCACCGCGCAGGCGCTTGAGAACGACTCCGCAAAGCTTATAGAGCATATGGAGCAGTTCAACGTTGGCAGCTTTGACATTGTACCGTTTACGACATTTCACGACGCTGCGGAGCCTCTTGGCTTCCTGATCACGAGCCGCATTGACGGCGACGTGCTTGCCTTTGCGACTGATACCGTCAATCTGCGGTATAAGTTCCCCGGACTTAATATCCTTGCTATCGAGGCGAATTACGACCGCAAGATACTTGACTGTTGCGAGAAGCTGCCGGAGAAGGTGCGGCACCGTATAACCAACTCGCATATGGAGATCGAAACGCTTTGCGATTATCTGCGCTCTCTCGATCTATCCGAGTGCCGGGAGATACATTTGCTTCACTTATCCGACGCTATGAGCGACGAGGGCGGCTTTATGCGAAAGGTTTTGTGGTCGATTCCGAAAGGAATTGAAGTGAAAGCGTGCGAAAAGTGAGTAAAATGTTGAAAAATTTTCAGAAAAGTGAGGTGGTAAATAGTGAGTAAGCCGAGAAATCAATTTACGTTTTATAAATCTTACTATGATGCTATACAAGAGTTACCGAAGCGCGATCAGTCGGCTCTGATACTCGCTATATGTGCCTATGCGATCTACGAAACACAGCCTAAAGGCTTATCTATTGCGGCTTCTACGGCATTTAAGCTCATTAAACCCACTCTTGACTCGGGACGGAAAAAGGCTGAAAGCGGCAGTCTCGGGGGTAGCGTTCGTCCAAGCAACACGCAAGCAAACGGCAAGCAAAACGGAAGCAAAACGGAAGCAAACCGCAAGCAAGGGGAAAGTGCAAGGGAGAAAGAGATAGAGAAAGAGATAGAGAAAGAGATTGAGTATGAGATAGAGGCTGAGGCTGATGCAGAGGGCGAGGAGAATGCTCTCGCTTGCGACTGCGGCGGCGACTACAACGAAGTGAAGGTTATGGGTGGGCAGCTTGGAAGGAACGTCATAAGACTCTCACAAGCTCAATCTGATTCTTTGCTCGATAAGATAGGCTTTACAGCGTATAATCATTACCTTGCGAGGCTTGCAGACTTTATTATTAACAACGGTGCCGCGCCCGCCAACCACTACGAGACGATCCTCAAGTGGTGGGAAGAGGACAGGAAGGTATAGGGAGGTAGAGTTATGGACGTTGAAAAAGAAAAACGTGCGATACAGTATCTTAAATCGTTTGAGCCGGAGAGCGAGCCCTATTATCTTTGCTACTCGGGGGGGTAAGGACAGCGATACTATCCGCATTCTTGCGGCGCTTGCGGGAGTTAAGCACGACATAGTGAACAATCATACTACCGTGGACGCGCCCGAGACGGTGAGGTACATACGCACGATACCTAATGTTCAAATAGAATACCCGAAAGAAACTATGTGGCAGATGATAGTGCGCAAAGGGCTTCCGCCTACAAGGCTTATGCGCTACTGCTGTACCGGACTCAAAGAGCACGGAGGCAAGGGCAGAGTTAAAATTACGGGCGTAAGAAAAGAGGAAAGCGTGCGGAGAGCTGCCAACAGCGAGCTTATTCAAATCATTGGCAAGCCCAAGATGACTGAGAAAACCGCAAACGAATTGGGCGTTGATTACCAAATCAACCCTAAAGGCGGCATTGTTCTTAATGATGATAATGACGAGTCGCGCAGATTTGTAGAACGCTGTTACCGGACAACCTCCACGATGATCAATCCGATCATAGATTGGACAACTTCGGACGTGTGGGATTTTTTGCATCATTACGGTTGCGAAGGGAATCCACTTTATCAATGTGGATTCAGCAGAATCGGGTGTATCGGCTGTCCAATGGGCGGACCAAAGTCGATGAAGAGGGAATTTGCCCTGTACCCCAAATACAAAGAAAACTATATACGCGCGTTTGACCGAATGATAGCAAAGCGTGTCGAGGACGGCAAGCCTACACAATGGGAGTCGGGCGAAGAGGTGCTCAAGTGGTGGGTCGGCGACGATCCTATGCAGCTCACGCTTGATGACTATGACGAAGATTGGTATATACCGTAAGAAAGGAAGTATTCATTATGGCTAAAAAGACAACGCAAAGAGATATTATCCTATGGCATTTACAGAATGTCGGTACGCTTACCCGGGCGCAGGCTATGGGCGAATACGGAATTGTTGAGCTGCCTGCCCGAATAGTTGAGCTGAAAAGGCTCGGCTACAATATCACGAGCGAGAGGGGAACGTCTACCAATCGCTTCGGCAAGGTGCATTTCAATATCTACAAGCTGGAGGAGCCGCAGTAATGGAAAGCCCCTGCCATCATTGTCCGAAATGTCCCTGCAAGAATCACGACACTTGCAGGGAATACCAAGAATATCGTGCCGAGATCAATAAAATCAATAAACCAAGAACCTCCGATAAGGTGGCTAAAGATATGACCATCAGGGGGATCGAAAGATGCAAGAAATGGAGAAAAAATAACAGATGAGTAGTCTTAATCTTAACAAAGTAATTTTATGCGGCAGGCTTACCGCCGACGTAGAGCTGAAAACCACGGGAACCGGTATCTCGGTATGCTCGTTCACGCTGGCTGTTAACCGCCCCTACCGTGCCGCCGACGCTAATTCGGGTCAGCCTACTGCGGATTTTATCAGCGTTGTGGCTTGGAGGCAGAGAGCCGAGTTCATTGCCCGTTACTTCCGGAAGGGCTCTTCAATTTGCATTACCGGTTCGATTCAGACGAGAAAGTGGACCGATCAGAACAACGTGACGCGCTATGCCACCGAAGTGATCGTCGAGGACGCGCATTTCGTTGACAGTAAAGGCGAGGGCGGTGCGGTCCCTGCCGAGGCATACCCGGTGGCTTCGGAAGAGTTCGTGCCGGTTGATGATGAAAAATTGCCGTTCTGAAAGGAGATGCTGAAATGACGGAAAAACAGCAGAAGATCCAAGATTTAAAACTTATTGTCAAGGAAAACGAAACGCGCTATGTTTTCGACGAGGAATCAGACAAAATGGAAGAAAAGGTAGTATCGACGGTAGCTGTTAAACTTCGGTATGGTAGCGAGCAGTATGGCGAGTATGTTGTTTGCAATAAGCCTACTCTTGAGGTGAGCGATGTAGTCGATGCGGCAAACGAGATTTTTGCTTCATTGTTAAGCGCGTTGGATCAACCGCAGGAGGGCGATGGAAATGAGTAACGAAAAGCAGCAGAAGATCTTGGAGATGGCAAAAGATATTTGCCGATATCAGCCGTGCTGTAACGATGTATGCAAGCCGATAAGTGCTTGCGATGCGCTCCGATACGCCGAGAGGGCGGTTGAAGCGGGGTATGTCAAAGTTGTGCAGTGCAAGGATTGCAAACATTCGTGTTTTGTAAAATCTTGCAGTAAATACGAATGCCGAAAGGGTTGCGGAACATTAAAGTATTCAAACGATTTTTGCAGTTACGGCGAAAGGGAAGGAGGTGACGAGAAATGACAAAATACTTTTGTGTACTTCAAGAAGACCTTGAAACCGCCAAGTCCGAAGCAATCAAAGAGTTTGCGGAGAGGTTGAAAGCGAATATGTCAAACATCGCAAGAATGGAATATGGCGGTCATATATATTTCTGCGTTGGTTATGATTTAATCGACACCCTTGTAAAAGAAATGACGGAGGTTCAAGCGGAAGCCGAGGAGGACCAGCAATGAATGGCTGTTTAAAATGCATACATAAGCCTTTTTGCACGTTGTCGGTGTGTGGGGCGGTGTGCTCGTCCTTCAAGGATAAGGACCGGTACGCGGATAGGAACGAGGTTATCAGGGAGTTTGCGGAGAGGTTGAAAGAAAAAGCCAAAGCAAATGAATGGAACGGCACAATTTGCGGCGTTGACATCGACACCCTTGTAAAAGAAATGACAGAGGTGGCTGAACTATGAGTGAGGAAAAACCTACATACTTCCTGTGCGGGCGCCGTGATATCTACGGTCTTATGGAAAAAGCAAAAGCCGAAGCGGCTCAAATACTCAAAGAATTCTCTATGTTCTACAGAACAGCCGGGGAGCTTGCCATTGAAATAGAGCCTATTCAGCATGCTATGGGATATAGTATTGGCGGTAAGCTGACGTGGGACGGAGAGGTAATTATGCAGGAAACAGATTGCGGCTTGCTGTTCTTGCACCTCAATGAAGTAATGCTTAACCGCATGATCCAACTTGGTATACCGAGCTACGGAAAGTGAGAAACACGACCGAGAATAAAAAAGGAGTGATACGGTTGTCAAAATTTATCATATCAAAAACCATCGTTTGTCCCTTTTATCAATGGCACGAAAATAACCGTATATGCTGCGAAGGGACAGAGGCGACTAACAATGTCAATCTTGCGTTTAGCGATGGTAAAGACTGTAAGGCATATCGCAAACGCTATTGTATGGATATTCACGGCTGCGAAGAGTGTATGCTTTATCAGATGCTTAATCTCAAATACCCGGAAGGAGAGGGGGGCTGAAAAGCCTCCTTCTTTTTGCGTTTTCGTGGGTGGGGGTAGGTTTAATATTTAGCCTCCCCTTTGATATAATTAAGCCATAAAGCAGAAAGGAGTATTTCCTGTGTGGATTGGAATGCTATTCGACAAGAATATATCACGGACGAGTCTTCCTCATACAGGAAGCTCGCGCAGAAATACGGCGTAAGTCTCGGAGCAATTACGAGACATTCACAAGCCGAGGGCTGGCAAGATCTGCGGGAACAGGTCAAGAACGAAACGATCACGAAAAGCGTCGAGAAAATTTCCGAGGAACAGTCGGAGATTCAGGCTGACGTGGCGTTGATGTTCAACAATATGACCGTTTCGCTTGCCGGTAAGCTCGAAAAGGCTATTGCCGAGGTAGACCCGACGGACACAACGGGTATCAGACGTCTTTCGGCGTCGCTTTGCGATCTCAAGCTCCTCATTGGCGTCAAGTCTGATGCGGACAGCAGGGAGCAGGAAGCGCGGATTGCTAACCTCAGACGGCAGGCAGAGAAAGACGATGTTGATAATGCGCCTACTCTTGTGGTAGAGGGATTGCCGGAGGAGTTTAAGGTATGAGCAGTATTGATTTAAGTCGTATCAGCGACAAACAGTATAAGTTTTTATCCGCGTCGCAGAAGCACGTCGGCTTTGGCGGTGCCCGAGGTGGCGGGAAAAGCTGGTCGGTGCGTACAAAAGCGAAGATACTCGCGGTGTCATATAAGGGTATTAAGATCCTGATCGTGCGCCGCACATATCCCGAGCTGCTTAATAACCATATCAACCATCTTTGCACGGAGCTGCACGGGCTGGCGAGGTACAACAAGTCGGAGAAGGTCTTTAACTTTCCGAATGGCAGCACCATCAAATTCGGTTACTGCAACAACGACAAAGACCTTGACAATTATCAAGGTGCGGAGTATGACGTTATCTTCCTTGACGAGGCGACGCAGCTTCAGGAGATGTGGATAAAGAAGATCACGGCGTGTTTGCGCGGTGTCAACGACTTTCCGAAGCATATCTACTACACGTGCAACCCGGGCGGCGCGTCACACGGTTATTTCAAGCGGTTATTCATAGACAAGCAGTATGAGGGCGCCGAGGTTCCCGAGGACTACTGCTTTATACAGGCTCTTGTGACCGACAACAAGGCGCTCATGGAGAGCCAACCGGACTACATAAAGCAACTCGAGGCGCTGCCTCCTAAACTGCGTGAGGCGTGGCTATACGGGCGCTGGGACATATTCGAAGGGCAGTTCTTTGAGGACTTCCGACCTACTCCCGATATTGAGCTATGCGCAAAAGCGGGTATCACTCCCGAGGAAGCGCTGGCACAGAGGCGGTTTACTCACGTTATCGAGCCTTTTGACCTCAACAAAGGTGAATGCCGAGGCTGGAAGATCATGCGCTCCTACGACTTCGGCTACAACAAGCCCTTCTCCCTCGGCTACTGGGCGGTTGACTATGACGGGGTATTATACCGCATTATGGAGATGTACGGCTGCACCGGGACGCCTGACGAGGGCGTGAAGTGGTCTCCGGACGAGCAGTTCCGACGTATACGCGAGTTTGAGAATGAACACCCGTGGCTTAAGAACCGCAAGATCGTTGACAGCATTGCAGACCCTGCGATATGGGACGCGAGCCGAGGCGAGAGCATTGCGGAGACCGCCGAGAGGTACGGTATATACTTCTCGCCGGGCGATCACGAGCGCATACCGGGCTGGATGCAGGTGCATTACCGCTTCCAGTTCGATGAAAACGGCTACCCGCGTATGTACGTATTCAACAACTGCAAGGCGTTCATACGCACGATACCTCTGATGATGTACTCGGAAACGCACCCCGAGGATATCGACACGAAGCTCGAGGACCATTGTCCCGACGAGGTGCGCTATATGTGTATGTCGCGCCCGGTAACGCCTATTGTGCCGGAGAAGCGCGAGCCTATCGTTTCAGACCCGCTGAATCAGTTCAGCGAGAGGCAGCTTAAACGTGGCTATATTTGAGAGAGGAGAAATCCATGGAAATAGAACAGAAACCTACTACTCCCGCCGGCGGCGCGGCTATGATCGGCCCCGAACAGCTTAAAAACTTCCTCAAGGTTCTTGAAGAATACAAGTCGGGCAAGAAGAATACCGAGTCGCGCATTGTAGCTTCGGAAAACTGGTGGAAGCTCCGCAACTCTGTTGAAGAGGAAAAGGAGACCAATATCGGTCAAGACGGCGGATATAAGAGCGTTTCGGGCTGGCTTCATAACGTGCTGGTATCAAAGCACGCTGACGCTATGGAAGCATACCCCGAACCTAACATACTCCCGCGTGAGAGTGGCGACAGAGGCGAGGCGCGTAAGCTGTCCTCGATCATACCGTGTGTACTTGAACAGAACCACTTTGAGGACACCTATTCCGACGTTATGTGGCAGAAGGTCAAGCAGGGCACGGGCGTATATAAGGCAGTTTGGGATAAGTCGAAGCTGAACGGACTCGGCGATATAAGCGTTGAAAAGGTAAACATTCTCAACGTCTATTGGGAGCCGGGCGTTACCGACATTCAGCACAGCCGCTACTTCTTCCATACCGAGCTTTATGACAAGGACGTGCTTGAGGGAAGATACCCCGAGCTTGAGGGCAAGCTGAAAGGTCAGTCCTTCGTTAGCACCAAGTTCCTTTACGACGATCACGTAAACACCGAGAACAAGCACACGGTTATCGACGTTTACTATCACAAGTACGTGCAGGGCAGAAAGACGCTGCAGTATTGCAAGTTCGTCGGCGACGTTGTCCTGTATGCTACCGAGAACGACCCCGAAATGGCTATGCGCGGTCTTTACGATCACGGTATGTACCCTTACGTATTCGACGCGCTGTTCCCGATCGAGGGCTCGCCTTGCGGTTACGGCTACGTTGATCTGTGCCGCAAGCCGCAGACAACCATTGACCTGCTTAACACCAGCTTTGTTAAGAACGCTATGGTGGGTGCGACTCCCCGCTATTTCTCACGTGGTGAGGGCGCGATCAATGAGAAGGAATTCCTTGATCTTAACAATCCGATAGTCCATCATACCGGCAACTTGGACGAGAATGCCCTGCGGCGCATAGAGCACACTTCACTTGACGGTGTATACGTCAACGTGCTTGACCGCACTATTCAGGAGTTGCGCGAGACCTCGGGCAACACCGAGACCAGCACGGGCAATATCAGCTCGGGCGTAACCGCCGCTTCTGCTATTGCCGCACTCCAACAGGCAAGCGGCAAGGGCAGCCGTGACAGCACGCAGGAGTCTTACAGAGCTTTCTCAAAGATCGTTGAGCTGTGTATTGAGCTTATACGCCAGTTCTACGACCTGCCGCGTCAGTTCCGCATACTCGGACAGTACGGCGCGGAGGAATACATAACCTACGTAAACGAAGGCTTGCAGCTTCAGGAAGCGGGTGCATCGCTCGATAATAAGAAGAATTTCCGCCTTCCCGTGTTCGATATCAAGGTATCGGCGCAGAAGAAGAACGTATACACAAAGGTGACGCAGAACGAGCTTGCGCTTCAGTTCTTCCAGCTCGGATTCTTCAATCCGCAGATGACAGATCAGACGCTTATGTGCCTTGATATGATGGAGTTTGACGGCAAGGACGGCATTATGCAGAAGGTGGCGCAGAACGGCACGATGTTCCAGAAGCTCCTCCAGTATATGCAGCTTGCGTTGTCATTTGCGCAGAGGTTCGATCCTATGTCAGCAGAGGCTATCGCGCAGGATATCCTTGTGACTACCGGTGGCGCCGGTGTTTCGGCTTCGGGCGGTGCTACACTTGCACAGAGCAGAGCTATGGCGGGTGGTGATCGCGGAGGCGCTAACGCCAAGATGGCTAATGCGAGAGCGACATCGGCAGAGGCGGCACAGCCGAGTGGCGGCAGAGTTACAAGAAAGGCAGGGAGCAAATGATAAAGGCAGTTTATGAGAGAAGCAAAAACAAGCTGACCGTGGAAGGTCACGCATACGCGGGTGAACCCGGACACGATCTGATATGTGCCTCGGCTTCGATTCTCGTCTACACGCTTGCCTCGTTCGCAAAGAACACGCACAAGGCAAGGCAGAACAAAAAGCTCGTGATCAAGCTTGACGAGGGTCACGCAGAGGTATCATTCAAGGCAAAACCGCGCTTCAAGGTGGCTCTTACACTTGTATGTGACGCGATCTGCGCGGGATTTGAGCTTCTTGCAAGGAATTACCCCGAAAATATCTCTTATGAGATCAAATTTTAATATAAGGAGTACCAAAATGGAGCTGAAAGACACAATCGATATGATGCAGAGTGCTGACTACAAGGAGCGTTTCAAGGCAGAGTATCAGCAGACCAAGATTCGCTACGAAAAGTTGAAGAAGTTCAACACAATAATCGAAGCGGCGTACCGTACAGAGTGCGAACGCCCCGACATAAAGAAGGTGGCAATGCCTACGCACGATTGTCCTGCGGACCTGTTGAGAGATCAGCAGAGTGCTATGGAACAGTATCTTCACATTCTTGAGGTCCGTGCAGTAATCGAAGGCATTGATCTTAACAGTATATGAGCCGTGAACGGCTTAATATAGGACTCGCCAACCTAATTGGCAGATTATATCGGAGGATCTACTCTATGACAAACTTCAAATGGCTTAATCTTCAGCTCTTTGCCGGTGAGGGTGCAGGTGCTACCGGAGGCGAAGGCGGAGAGGGTGCCGCTACGGGCGATAATGTTGCGACTGTTGACGCCGGACAGAGACTGAGGGAATTGGGTGTTCCCGAGGATAAGATTCGCAGACGGGCGAGATATGCCGCCAAAGCTCCCGAAACTCAGGCAAAGACCGAGGTGGAGCCGGAAGCCGCAGAAGAAAAGGTGCAGGACGCCGCTGCCGAGAACCCCACGGAAGACGTGACCGAGACGCCCGCTCGTATGAGTTGGGACGAGATCATGGCAGACCCCGAGTACAACAAGCAGATGCAGGCTGTTGTGCAGTCCCGCCTTAAGTCCGCAAAGGGAGCAGAGGAAGCGCTGGCAAAACTTACTCCCGCACTCGAGCTTCTTGCACGTAAGCACAAGCTCGATCCCTCCAATATGGACTATGAAGCGCTTACAAAGGCGATCAGCGACGATGACTCTTACTATGAGGACAAAGCCCTTCAGATGGGTACCTCTGTTGAGACCGCAAAGAAGATCGACCAGCAGGAGCGCGACACCGCGAGACAGAAGAAGGCAGAGGAGCTTTCGATACAGGAGCAGAAGATCAGAAATCACTTCACCGGGCTTGAACAGCAGGCGCTGGAAATGAAGAAGATTGTCCCTAACTTTGATCTTCAGACCGAGCTGAAAAACCCCGCTTTCCTGCGTATGACCTCTCCTAACGTCGGTATCAGCGTAAGAGACGCATATTATGCCGTACATCACGACGAGATGCAGGCAGCGGCTATGCAGGCAACTGCAAAAGCAACCGCGCAGAATATCTCCAACAATATTCAGGCAAGACAGCGACGCCCCGACGAGAACGGTATTTCGGGTCAGGCACCTTCCGCGACCACATTCGACTACAGCAAAGCCAGCCGCGAGCAGAGAGAAGCCTTTAAGAAGGACCTCCGCGCGAGATTGGCACGTGGGGAGAAAGTGTATCCCGGACAGAAATAACCGCAAACACATTTCTCCTTCACAAAAAATCAAATTTTTTAATTCGGAAGGAGAATTACTTATGAAGAAACTTTTCAATCTTCTCTTTGCGCAGATCTTCGCTTTCCTGCGCATCAATCTTCAGCTTTTTGCTGACGCCGGTACTCTTGTAAATGCGACCGGCAACTACGTTAACGCCTACGACGGCACCACTCAGGCTTTTGACGCTGCCAACTCTATGAACGGCGAGCTTAAGACCTTCTATGACACCGAGCTTCTCGAGAACGCTCGTGTTGAGCTTTTCTACGCACAGTTTGCAAAGAAGCAGACTCTTCCCAAGAAGCACGGCAAGACCGTGGAGTGGAGAAAGTGGAACACTTTCGCAAAGGCATCGAAGCTCGTTGAGGGCGTTATTCCTACCGGTCAGAAATTCGGTATGAGTTCCAAGACCGGCTCTATCGATCAGTACGGTACCTATGCTGCCGTTACCGATCAGCTTGAGCTTCACGCTTACGATGACGTCATTCTCGGTGCTACCGAGGAAATGGGCGCATCTGCGGCAGAGACTCAGGAGACCCTTATCCGCGACGCTCTTCTTGTTAACACCAACGTTCTTTACTGCGACAACATCAACGTTGCAGACGGCACTATCGTAAGCACTCCCACCACGCCCGGTGAGATGGAGGCAAGCGATACTATTAAGTGCTTGCTGACTCCTGATATGGTCGCAAAGGGTGTCACTATCATGAAGAAGAACCGTGTTCCTACCATCAACGGTAAGTATTATATGGTTCTCAACCCTTCTGTTACTTATGATCTCCGCAAGTCCAAGGACTGGATCGAGGCTCACAAGTATGCACAGCCCGGCGAAATCTTCAACGGTGAGATCGGCGAGCTTCACGGCTGCCGCTTCATTGAGGATGCCTTTGCACCTATCCTTGGCGGCGAGTATGCCAACAAGGCGGGCGGCGTGACTTACGCAAACTATATGTTCGGTAAGGACGCATTCGGTATCATTGACCCCGAGGGCGGCGCACTTGAAATGATCGTTAAGGACAAGTCTCAGGTAGGCGGTCCTCTCAATCAGTTCAGCACCATCGGCTATAAGTTTGAGACCAACGGTGCGACTGTGCTCTATTCGGAGCGTCTGCTCCGTATCATGAGCTGTTCTTCCTACAGCGCAACCGACGAAGCAAACTAATCAGTCACTTTTTGGGGGCGGGGCTTGTCCCTTGCCCCCTTAACAATTAAAAAACAATTTTACAAAGGAGAAAGCAAATGGCACAGACAGCAGAACAGCTTCGTCAGAAATCGAATAATGTTATTGCAGGCATTAAGGGTATGCTTAAGAATCTCAAGCAGATCAATGCCGAGATCGTTGCCGCTCGCGGTGAAAATCAGGCAAGTCTTGATAGCATTAAGGCAAGACACGATATGGAGCTTGCGCAGCTCCTCGCTGAAAAAGAGGCACTCGACGCGCAGATCGCAGCAAACGAGGATTTCGCAAAAAAGATCGATGAGATCCTCGGCGAATAAAAGAAAGGAAAAAAGGTGAAAAACATGGCTACTGAAAAAGCAAAAAACGCAGAAACCGCAGCAGAAACCGAAAACACCGCAGCAGAAACTGAAACCGCAGCAGAAAAGAAAGATGTGCGCGTTCCCCTGACTATTCCCAAGGGCGCGGCAAACGACGAGCCTAATCTGTTTATCAGCGTGAACGGTGTAGGATATCTGCTCCCCAAGGGCAAGACATCTATGGTCCCGCCTCACATCAAGGCAGAGTATGAGAGATCTGTTGCCGCGCAGAACAAGATGGACGAGCACGTGGACGAGCTGCTCGAAGCGGCTAATAAGCCCCTGCCCGGAACCGTATAACAGAGGGGGACTTCGCGTCCCCTTTTTTGACAGGAGGACTACACAATGACAATTATCGAAGCTATCAACCGAATCGACCACTTAAAGCCGAACGCATACAGCCAGCAGGACAAGGTGCGTTGGCTTTCGGGACTTGACGGCGTGGTAAAGAAGGAGATCATTGACACCCACGAGGGCGGCGAGGACGTGATATTCGAGGGGTACAATGACGAAACGCTTCTGACCACCGAGCTTCTTATCCCCGCGCCTTATGACGAGGTGTACGTGCGCTATCTCGAAATGCAGATAGATTACGCGAACGGGGAATACGCGAAGTACAACAACAGCACAGTCGAATATAACACGGCGTTTTCGGCTTTCGAGAAGTATTATAACCGAGACCATACGCCGAGGAGCCACGGCAGTCGCTTTCTCTTTTGACGGGAGGGATAAACAATGAAGTATTATCCGCGTCTTTCCGAGCTTCCAACCACTCGGGAAATGGTTGACGTATTCAGGGGATATAACCATAATCTCCGCATAGGGGACGGCGAGTTTTACGACATGAAGAACTTAAGCTCTGCCAATTACCCCGTTCTTTCGCCCCGACCGAAACGAGGCGTTTATGCTTCCCCTGCCACTATCGGTGGTCTGATAGGCAAGGACTCGCTTTGCTACGTGGACGGCGGCGATTTTGTTATCAATGAAAATAGGATAAATATGGGGCTGACGGTAGACAATGCTCCCAAAACGCTGATCTCAATGGGTGCATACGTCATTATTATGCCCGACAAGAAATATATCAACACCGAGGATCTGAGCGATTACGGCGATATTGAGGCGAGTGTGACAACGACTTCGACCGTCACGTTTACGCTTTGCAAGAATGACGGTACAGCAATCGAGGGCGCTGCGGTGCAGGATACGGCTCCCGAAAATCCCCAAAATATGGCTCTGTGGATAGATACCTCAAGCGTGCCTCATTCGCTGAAGCAGTATTCCGCCACAACCTCTATGTGGATAAGCATTGCCAGCACTTATATCAGGATATCCGCGACGGGTATTGGCGTGCCTTTTTCGGATAGTGACGGCGTGAGCATATCGGGTATTACAAGCCCCGAGCTTGCCGATCTGAACAGCACGCAGGTTTTGTGGTCGCGCGGTGACGATTACATAGTGGTGACAGGTATTATCGATAAGGTGACAACGCAGGACGCGCCGATCACGATCACGAGAAAGATGCCCACAATGGACTTTATCATTGAATCGGAAAACCGCCTTTGGGGCTGCCGATACGGTGAGTCTGTAACCGGTGAGATAGTCAATGAGATCTACGCCTCGAAGCTGGGTGATTTCAAGAACTGGAACAGCTTTATGGGTATTTCGACCGACTCATACGCTGCGAGCGTGGGTACCGACGGACCGTTTACCGGTGCTGTCACGCATATGGGATATCCGATCTTCTTCAAGGAGAGCTGTATGCACAAGGTCTACGGCAACTATCCCGCGAACTATCAGATACAGACAACTGCTTGCAGAGGCGTACAGAGGGGCTGTGCGCGCAGTCTTGCTATTGTAAACGAGGTGCTTTACTATAAGGCTCGCTCTGCGGTATGTGCCTACGACGGCTCTTTGCCGGTCGAAATATCTTCGGCTCTCGGCGACGTCCAGTACAGCGCAGCCAAGGCGGGGGCGCTTGGCAACAAATACTATATCTCCATGCAAGATATGAATGGAAAACACCACCTATTCGTATATGACACTCTCAAGGGTATGTGGCACCGAGAGGACAACACAAACGCGCTTGCCTTCTGCAACTTCCGTGGCGATCTTTACTATATCGACGGGGCGGACAAGAAGATCAAGAGCGTTCTCGGCTCGGGAACTCCCGACACCTCACCCGTAAAGTGGATGGCGGAGACCGGTATTATCGGTACCGACTCGCCCGACAAGAAGTATATTTCACGCCTTGACGTGCGAATGTACCTTGATATGGGCACAAGAGTATTCTTCTACATTCAGTATGACTCAAGCGGCGCTTGGGAACATCTCTTTACTATGAACGGTGACAGGCTTCGCAGTTTTGCGGTACCTATCCGTCCGAGACGGTGTGACCATCTGCGGCTTCGCATTGAGGGCGAGGGCGGCGCGAATATTTATTCCATTTGCAAGACTATCGAGCAGGGGAGTGATATTTAATGAGCCAAAACATTCGTAAACCTATGATAACGGCTCCGACGGCAGAGGGACAGCTTTCGCAGATCAAGAGCTATCTTATTCAGCTTGTGGAGCAGCTTAATTTTGCTTTGCAAACGCTTGAGAGTGGCGCGGGAAACGTTTCGCCCACCACCGCGAGCGAAGCTCCGCTAAAGCTCACGCAGGGTCTTTTTAGCGAGATAAAGAGCCTTATTATGAAGTCAAGCGACATTGTTAATGCGTATTTTTCGCAGATGGAGCCGCTGATCTGTGAATCGGAGAAACTCTTTGACAAGATCGGCGAGGAAATAGAGGGGCATGACACGTCGGAAGTCTCTCACACTGACATCAGAAAGCTTATTGAGGAGCTGACAGAGAAGATCAATTCTCTTGAGGGCGGCGAGGACGTCGTGAGTCCTACGGTCGAGATAAGCAAGGCGGGTACGGTTACCACCATCACTATCACCGACGTCAACGGTCCGAAGACGGCTACCATCAATGACGGTGAGAAAGGCGAAACCGGCGCACCGGGACCTCAAGGAGAGAAGGGTGACAAGGGTGATAAGGGTGATAAGGGTGATAAGGGTGATAAGGGTGAAACAGGACCTCAAGGCATTCAAGGCATTCAAGGCATTCAAGGTGATAAGGGCGAACAGGGAGAGCCCGGATTGCCCGGATATACGCCGATAAAGGGTGTTGATTATTTCGACGGCAAAGACGGCGCGGACGGCAGCAACGGCAAAGACGGTGCGAACGGCGTTTCTTGTACCCACTCTTGGAACGGCACAACACTTACGGTCAATTCCGCAAGCGGTACTTCCTCGGCTGATCTCAAGGGAGAAAAGGGCGATAAGGGCGATACCGGAGCAGACGGAGCGCAAGGTCCGCAAGGCGACAAAGGTGCCGACGGATATACTCCCGTCAAGGGTATTGACTTTTATACTGAGGCGGACAAAGCCGAGATGGTAGACCTCGTTATCGCCGCGCTTCCTCGCTGGAGCGGCGGCAGCTACTAATGAAATTAACAACTTTAATCTTAAACGGAGGTTAAAATGGCAAAAGCAATTAAATACGGTATGAAGGGTGATGACGTAACGAACCTTCAGACCGCTCTTAAAAACGCGGGTTATAACATTGACGTTGACGGTTCCTTCGGTCCGCAGACGCTTGCGGCGGTAAAGCAGTATCAGCAGAAGAACGGACTTACCGTTGACGGTATGGTGGGACCGCAGACACAGTCGGCGCTTTTCGGAGGAGGTTTAAATAAAACTTCCGCGACCACTGGACCGATAGCAGACCCCGGCGCGAGCGCGCCTGCGGAGATCCCCGCAGTAGGAGATCCCGGAGCGAGTAAACCTGCTGAGGTGCCTAATAGCGCTCCCGGAACCGGAAGCGCATTGCCCACGGGCACAGAGATCATGTATCCCGATGATTTCACATACGATGATTACCAGTCGAGCGGAGCGGTAGATAAAGCTGTTGGAGATGGATTTTCCTATGATGATTTCTCATATGGACCCTATCAGGCGAGCGAAACGGTAACGCAGGCACAGGCGGCGCTTGACGCTATACTTGCCTCACAGCCGGGCGCGTATGAGTCGAAGTGGCAGGGTCAGATAAACGAGATGATAGATCGTATTCTCAACCGAGAAAAATTCACCTATGACGTAAACAGCGACGCGCTTTATCAGCAGTATGCGGAGCAGTACCAGCGACTCGGCAAGCTTGCTATGCAGGACACTATGGGTCAGGCGGCGGCTATGACGGGCGGCTACGGCAGCTCTTACGGGCAGAGTGTCGGTCAGCAGGCTTATCAGGGTTATCTCGCGCAGCTTAACGAGATGGTGCCCGAGCTTTACGGAATGGCTCTTGACCAGTACAACCGCGAGGGGCAGGAGATGTACAATCAGTACGGGCTTCTCAGCGATCAGGAACAGCAGGACTACGGACGCTACCTTGATTCTTACAATCAGTGGCTTGCCGAGAGAGATTACGCTGCGGGTAGATACGACTCCGAAAGAAACTTCGATTACGGCAAGTACGTCGATGACCGTAATTTTGACTACGGCGTATATGCCGATGACAGAAATCAGGCTTACAACGAGTATGTAAACGCGATCGAGCTTGCAAAGTGGCAGGAAAATGACGAATACAACAAATATATCAATGACCTTAATCAGAAATGGAGTGAGCATCTTGCCAATATCGATCAGGCAGAGACACAAGCAGAGTTTTTGGAAGATCAGAGACGGTATAATACTTCCCGTCAAGACGAGAAAGATTCCGAGACGAAAGCGTATGCAAGAGAGGACGTCATGACCGTTCTTTCAGCTGGCGGTGATGTTACCGACGAAGAGCTTGCGGCTGCGGGTATGTCGAGGAAAGTGGCGGACGCTGTTAAGGTTATTTCGAGCGCTACAAACAGTTCTTCGAGCGGTGCTGAGGAGGCGGCTCTTAAGCACGTTGGCACGATGAGTTCGAAAGATATAATTGATACGCTCGAGTTTTATGCTGCGGACGGAAACAATACAGCTATCGAGGCTCTGCTTGACGATGCGTTCATGACCGAAAGAATAGATGAAGCAACCTATTTGGACTGGAAGAAGAAATACCTGCGCACAAACAGTCACACCATAACCGATACTACCGTGGCAACACCGACAATACCGATCAAGGGCATTGGTAGCGGCGGACAAGTTATGATAAAAAACTAAAAGCGACAAAGGAGGCAATCTATGAGCTTAAGCGAAAGAAGAAAAAGGTTGCAGGAATTGAAGGAGCAGGAAAAGAATAGCAATAATTCCACAGCAACAAGCACTACTACCGGCAGTACAATTTACAGCAGCCGTGCAAAAAGGCTTGCCGAGATGAAGCGAGCCGAGCAACAGGAGCGCCTTTCTACCGTCTCTTCGGAGCTTACCTCGCGCATTGATACGTGGTTCAAGAATAACGAGAAATTTGTTTCCAACTACAATTACCGTTTTCAGGGGTTCACGGGGTCATATAATGACCCCTACGACTCCACTATAAACGACTGGATATCGAGCGTCACCCCGCAGAAGTCGAATTTTGACAAGGAAGCGGCTTCTATCAAGGCGATAATCGAGGAAAACAAGGACTATCTTAACCCTGATTACGTGAAAAGTGTGTACTCCGCACTCGACAGCGCAAGCAAGGTGCAGAATGACATATTGAATAATGCTTCGGGGTACGCTAAATATTGGTCTCAATGGGAGAGTCCGGACGCATATAGACGTTATCAGACAATATCTTCGATAGCGGATATGACCTCCGAGCAGATCAAGAAATATCTCGGCAAAAACGATCCCGTAGCTTATATTGACGATGAGGGCAAGGAGATTACTTGGGATAGCCTTTACAAGTCGAAGTATTACAAGGAATTTACGGGCAAAGAGGACTTTGCGGATAAGAGTAAGTCGGGATATGCTGCTTATGAAGCAGATATTCAGTCGGCTGCGGAACGCGAGGAAGCGAAAAAGAAAGACGAGAAGTGGTATGAAAAGCTCGGTCGTTATCTTGGCGACGCGGGTCCCGATACCACCTTGCCGAACGCCGGATTTATTCAGGCTACCAATGACATACGCAAGGACACTTCTTACATGAAGCCGTCGAATAGCTGGAGTCAGGAACAGAAGGATATTTACGGCTACTTATACTCCACGGATAAGGGCGCGGCGGCAGAATACGCGCAGTATGCCAACGAACTGAACAATCAGGCGAGCAACGAGAAAAAGACCGCTGCTATCGAGGATTGGGCAACCAAAAACGGACTTACCGGCACGCTCGCTACGCTTGGATCTATCGCTATGATGCCTATGAGCCTTGTGGATTCGCTTGGGTCGATGATAGAATACGGCGAAAGAGGTTTTATTTCAACTTCCGCTGAGCCCCTTCCCGGTCAGGTTTCGGGCGCGATCACCAGCGCAATATCAAAAACGCTTAATCAGAAGTATGGCACATTGAACGATAATGCACCCGTTGTAGGCGGCAAGGGCTGGGGCGACGTGTATCAGCTTGGTACGAGTATTGCCAACAGTATGATTTCCGCTTATACTCAGGGCAGCGTTGGTACTTTTATGGTTTTCTTCGGCTCTGCTTCCGCAAGTGGTATGTACGAGGCGAAGGAGCGCGGAGCAACAGACGAGCAGGCAATTACTTACGGTGTTCTTTCCGGCTTGGCAGAGGCAGCAGGCGAAGCCTTCTCGGTTGACAAACTGCTTGGTCTTGCAGGTGTTGATGAGCTTAAGAGCTTTTTCGGGAACGTTCTTTTGCAGGCAGGCATAGAAGCGTCCGAGGAAGGAGTTACCACACTTCTCAATAACTTCTCCGATCAGCTCGTTATGGGCGACAAGAGTAATTTCAACGTTCTTGTCAACTATTATATGACTGAAAAGAAGCTCTCCGAGGAAGAAGCAAAGAGAAAAGCATGGGCGGACATGGCAAACGACCTCGCCTTTGATATGCTTGGCGGAGCTATCTCCGGTGGCGTCAGCGCGGGACTTCAGACCGGTATTAAGACGGGCGTTCAGGGCTTGTATGACACCGTTCAGGGCAAGAAATACAAGAAAACCTACGGTGCGGACATTGGTTCCGCGCTGGCGGCTGAGGCTGTGGAGATTTCTCCTGAGAATGGATTTGCACAGAGAATGCAGACCAAAGCGGAGAGCGGCAATGAGCTTTCAAACCGTCAGGTAGGTAAGCTCGTGCGTCAGAACGAGTCTGCTATGTATGAGAACGACGTGCAGACTATCAAAACCGGTGCGGCAAACAGACTTACCGAGCTTGGCGAGAGCGGAAACGTGGACCTTATTGCTACCGCGCTTACGAAGCAGGTGACGGGTGAGGATTTGACGCTTTCCGAGAAGAACGCGATCAAGGGCAGCAAGTTCGCACAGCGCGTTGCAAACGAGCTTAACACCGAGAATATCAGGGGCGGCGGTTATTCCTCCGCTTGGGCTGAAAAGCTCGGCACCGACAGGATCAATGCTGACGTATACGGCAGAATGGTCGCGGAGATGGAGAACGAGGATTCCTCTGCAACTGCTCCCAAAACCGAAGCTGACGCCCAGCAAGTTACCGGCAAGTTACCGGCAAGTAAGACGGAATTTGCGACCGATACAAATGTCGGTGACAAAACCGTGCAGGAGCCTACGGTGGCAAGCGAGGGCTTGACAGAGGCGCACGAAGAAAAGACCGCGACTTATGAGACACCCGAAGTAAAAGACGCGCAGACGGGCAAGGTGGAGGCTCCCGAGGCTGAACGTGTTGCTGACACCGGCGAAACGATCACCGAGGCAGAGGAAGAAAGCGGCGTGACACTTGAAGCGGCTTCCGCGAAATACGGAGCGCAGGCGGGTGCTATGGTTCACACCTACACCGAAGGTCAGGACGTTGCGAAGTATGATGCTGCATACGGCGTGGCTTACGATATGGGCAGAAGCGGCGTTAGCCTTTCCTACGCTATGCAGAGCGAGGCGACGGCATATCTTACCGAGAATCAGCGCCAGCTTGCGTATGAAGCGGGTACGGCGGCTTCAAAGGGAGCAGCCGAGGCGCAGGACGCGAAGAACAAATCCGCGATAAACGGCAAGACCGGACGCAAGAAGGGTGTTGTCAAGGGTGATAACGTTACACTCGACGAGCTTCGCGCGACATTCAACGACACGCAGAATATTGCTTACAAGCTCCTTTCAACCTATGCGGAGGCTACCGGCGTTAATATCGTACTTTACAAATCCGAGGCGAACGCTGACGGCAAGTTTGACGGTGAGAACGGACGCTTTGATTGGGACGAGGATACCATTTACATTAATATCGATGCGGGTCTGAGCGGCGAGAAAGACGTGAGCAGACTTGAAAAATACACAATGTTGCGAACTTTTGCACACGATTTTACGCATTTTATTGAAAAATGGAACCCGATATGGTATAATGAACTAAGAAAAGTAGTTTTTGATACCATGACCGCGAACGGCGAGAATGTTGACGATCTGATTCAGTCAAAGCAGGCAGAGGACAGAAGCGGCAAAATGACCTATGAGGAAGCAAGCCGCGAGGTGGTTGCCGAGGGTATGACGGATATTTTGCCCGACGCGAACTTCGTTACCGAGCTTGCGACCAATCACAAGAACCTTTTCGAAAAGCTTCTCGCAAAGCTCAAGGAATTTTTGGCTGATCTTAAGGCATATTTTGACGCCATCAAGGGTACGCCTTCCACCCGCGAGGCAAAAGCGCTCAAGGGGCAGGTGGGCGAGGGCGTTAAGTATCTCGATAATATCGTCAAGCTCTTTGATAAGGTTGCTCTTGGGGCTGTCGAAAACTATCAGAAGACCGTGGCGACTGAGGAAAAAGCTGAAACCAAGTCTGATTTTGCAAAAGCCTTTGAGAACGCTACGCAGGCGGAGCGCGACGAGGTAGTTGAGGCGATCAATGCGAATACCAAGTGGAGCCATATCGCTCCTACGGAAATACGCGAGAAAACTGTAAAATCTCATAGTTATGATCATTTCACCATCACCGACGACGCGGAAAACAAAATCACCTCAATTAAGTTTGACGGCAAGCCGATCGACGCGGTACGTGAAATTCTCAAAAACAACGCATTTGTTTGGAACAGAACAAAGGGCGAGTGGTTCAGAAGCGGTAAGTGGTATGGCAAGAGTCTTGTTGACGATGTTATATCCGCGCTTAATACAGCTTATGCGGAAACACAAACTACAAATACTGACGGAGGTATAGAAAATGCAGAACGGCTCACCGAAGAAGAAAACGCTGGCAGAGAAACACAGAGAACTCGTGAACTCGGAGGAGTTTCGCAAACATCACGCGGAACACGAGAAGAAGCTGGCGACAGATCCCGAGTATCGGAAGAAGTGGGAGAAGCAGACAGCGGACCTCAGCAGACTGATTCCGAAGCGCGATATGGAATAGTTTCTGATGAACACCCTTTCGGAGATAAAGCCTATGTAGCACCTGCAACCGGCTCTTATTTGCAAAAGGCACAAAGTGAGATAACTAACGATTACGGTACTGAGTGCTACGTTGTAGCTAAAGGCGCGTGGACAAGAGAAGATCCTGCCGGTGCAAGCAGAGGAAAGATATATGTTTCCGAAGCGATCGACGAAGATACGCTAAAAACATTCGTTCCTCACGAAACTACACATATTATGAAGCAGCGCGGGTTCGCTCCGTATCTTGATTACATTGAAAGCACTCCCGAAGTGCTCAATATGCATAGTGATAATTTCGCAAGACTTATGGACCTTGTGAAAGAACACACCGATATTGATTATTTCAATATTGACGAAACTAATGAAACGCAGTTAACCGATTTTTACGACGAGCTGAATTGTATCGTGTATGGTCTTTCAAAAGGCGGTATTATTGAAGATGCTGATTTTGAGTTTGGCTGGGTGCCCGAGGCATTCAACGACTTTGAGGCATACATAAACGAGCTTGCGGCAATTCACGAGCAATTCAAGAAAGAAAATGCACCTATAAAGGAGGCAAACACAAATGGCGCAGAAAATGTTGATAACGAAGGAGCAGTATTCGGGTCTGACACCGATAGGCAAGGAGCTTCACGACTATTGGATGAAGTTCAAGCCGGAGATGTACCGAGAGCTGCATCAGGACGGAGCACTCTGGAGGCTGATCGAGAGCAAGAACAGAGAGCTGGACGACATGATATGCGATCTGATACCGCAGCTCGGGATAGCGGGGGCGATGGAAGTAGCGAGGTCGGAGATCTACGACGAAATGATGGATTAACCGACGAGACGGCTGCCGAGAAGCTTCACGAGGAAGTAGAGAAGCAGATCGAGCAGAAGTCTACCGTAGAGCCGAAGGGCAGAAACTTTGTTATAGGTGACAGCCTTAACCTTCCCGACGGCGAAAAGGCGAGATACCGCGCGAACGTTGACGCGATCAGGCTTATAAAGCAGCTTGAGACCGATGGCAGATTTGCGACCGAGTCAGAGCAGGAGATCCTTTCAAAGTACGTTGGTTGGGGCGGTCTATCCAATGTTTTCGGCGAGCTGAAATACAACCGAGAAGCGCGCAGAAGCGAAATGACAGCCAAAGACGGCTGGGAAAAGGAATTCGCAGAGCTTCGTTCTCTTGTAGACGAGGGTATTATCACCGAACAGGAATACAAGGATATGTCCGCGAGCACGAAAAACGCGCATTATACCTCTATCGAGGTAATAAAGGCGATGTACGACGGTCTTGCTTCTCTTGGCTTCAAGGGCGGACGTATGCTCGAGCCTTCATCGGGTGTTGGTAACTTTGTGGGCGCTATGCCTACCTCTATGAGTGCCGGCGTCAACAGCTGGACTATGGTTGAGCTTGACCGCATTACCGGTCTTATTGCAAAATACCTTTATCCTAACGCAGACGTTCGTATTCAGGGCTTTGAGAACGCCAACATTCCCGATAACTATATGGACGTAGCTATCGGAAACGTTCCGTTCGGTAGCTTTGGCGTGGTTGACAGATCATATCCGAAGCGCATTACAAAGTCGATACATAACTATTTCTTTGCGAAGTCTCTTGACAAGGTTCGTCCGGGCGGTATCGTGATGTTTATCACGTCGTCGTTCACTATGAATTCAAGCGACAGCGCAGTTCGCCAGTACATTATGGACCGTGCCGATCTGCTTGGTGCGATCAGGCTTCCCAACACCGCTTTCAAGGGCAACGCGGGAACCGAAGTCGTGACCGACATTCTCGTTCTTAAAAAGCGCGAGAGCGGAACAGAATATGCGGGCGAGGACTTCCTTGAGGCTGCATATAACTACGAGATCGGAGCAGAGGAAAGTAGTTATTTCAAGAATCACCCTGAAATGGTGCTTGGCAAGGCTGCAGTAAAGCGTGGTATGTACGGTGCACAGACATTGACATACGAGCCTTACACCGACCGTGGCACTATTGGCGAGCAGATCAGAGAAGCCTTTAAGAATATTCGGGGCGAAATGAGCTACACCGAAAAGCTTTCACGCGAAAAGACTAACTTTGCGGTTGAGAGGGCGAACAAGAAAACCAAAGCGGGCGGCTTTGTCGTTAATTCCGACGGCAGTATTTCTAAAAACGATAACGGTCAGCTTGTCAAGGTTGATACCGACGAAAAGACTGCTAAAAGAATTGCCGGTATGCTTTCTATCCGCGACGCTTACAGAAAGCTGGCGAGCTACTTGCAGCAGGGCTTGATTGATACCGAGATCAAGCGCGCAAGAAAAGAGCTTAACACCGCTTACGATAAGTTCATTAAGGAATTCGGACTGCTGAATTCCCCTGTAAATAAGAAGGCTATTGACAGCGATCCCGACAGATACGCAATACTTTCTCTTGAACACTACGACGCGGAGAAGAAAACTGCTAAAAAGGCGGATATCTTCACAAAGGACACTATCAGCGCAAACAAGACGGTTACTCACGTTGACAGCGTTGAGGAGGGCGTTATTGCCTCGATCAACCTGATGGGCGGCGTTAATGCCGAGTTTGTTGCGAAGCTGACGGGCAAGACCGTAGAGGACGTGACACGCGATATTATCGACTCCCGCTTGGCATTCAAGACGAGAGACGGCGCACTTGTGGCGCGTGAGGCTTACCTTTCGGGCAATGTCAGAGCGAAGCTGCGCGAGGCGGAGGCACTTGCACCGTTTGATGCAGACTATAACAACAACGTAGAGGAGCTGCAGAGAGTAATTCCTGCGGATATTCCTTACAACGAGATCTATGTAACTCCCGGTGCAACATTTATTCCGAACGAGGTATATGCTGACTTTATCGCGCATATGCTCGGTGGAAGAAATAATTCCGGCTACAGCAAGCCCGACGTTGAAGTGGGACGCAGCTCAAGCGGCGAGTTTAAGATCATTATCAATAATGCTCGTCTCAAGGCAGGCTATTACAACCGTCAGACTTGGGGCACGGCACGACGCACATTCCTTGAGCTATTTGACGCTATGATGGGCAGCCGTTCCGTTAAGGTCAATGACACGATCGAGAACGCCGACGGCAAGAAGATCAGCGTTGTAAACGAAGCCGAGACCGAAGCGGCTAACGAAAAGGTCAAGGCTATACAGAAGGAATTTGAGGAGTGGTTATGGAAGGACGAGAGCCGACGCGAGGCACTTGCGAAGCTCTATAATGAGACTTTCAACGCTCTTGTAAATCCGAAGTATGACGGCTCGGGACTCAGCGTGAACGGTATCAATCCGATGTTTAACCTTATGGAGCATCAGGCAAACGCGGTACATAGAGTTATTGCCTCGGGCGGTAATACGCTTCTTGCGCACAGAGTGGGCGCGGGTAAGACGCTTGAAATGGCTGCGGCTGCAATGAAGATGCGCGAGCTGGGTATTGTTAAAAAGCCCGTTTTCGTTGTTCCGAAGAACGTT